TAAGTTTAGATTTTTCAGAAAGTCCAACGGTATGGAAATTTTTGCAAGACGACAGCTTCGTGCGTGGATTGATGGGGCCAGTGGGTTCTGGGAAGACATTTGCTTCATTAGCGGAAGTGATACTAAGGGCGGTGAAACAGCCCCCATCCCCGATAGATGGGGTCAGGTATTCCAGATTTGCAGTAATACGAAATTCCTACCCGGAGTTGCGGACGACTACGATCAAGACGTGGCAAGAGATATTTCCTGAGAGTATGTGGGGGCAGATGCGCTGGTCGCCACCGATCACCCATCACATCAAGCTGCCGCCGCGTGATGGCGCGGCTGGGCTTGATTGTGAGGTGATCTTTCTGGCGTTGGATCAGCCGCGTGATGTGCGTAAGCTGTTGTCTTTGGAATTGACTGGCGGTTTTATTGATGAGGCGCGAGAGTTGCCGAAGGCGGTGGTCGATGGGTTAACATCGAGGGTAGGCCGTTATCCGACTAAGAAGCACGGCGGCTGTCCTTGGCGTGGTGTGTGGATGTCCACTAACCCGATGGATAGTGATCACTGGTGGCCGAACCTAGCAGAGAAAAATCCGATTAGGGGTAAATACCCTTGGAAGTTTTATAAGCAACCGGGCGGTGTGCTTGAGGGTACGAAAGAGCATGAGGATAATATATTTGCGGCTGGCAAGTATTGGATCAATAACCCGAATGCTGAGAATGTTAATAATCTGCCGAAGGGTTATTATGAACAGCAGTTGGCTGGGAAGACGCTGGATTGGATACAGTGTTATGCTGGGGCGCAGTATGTGTATGTGCAAGACGGCAAGCCGGTCTGGCATGAGTTTAGCGATAGTTTGATGTCGGGTGATGTAGAGATTGAGCCTACGCTGCCGGTGCATATCGGGCTTGACTTTGGTTTAACGCCTGCGGCGGTCTTTGGGCAGAAGCTACCGAATGGGCGATGGAATGTCGTGCATGAGCTGGTGGCGTTTGATATGGGGCTAGAGCGGTTCTGTCATCACTTGATGGCTGACATCCAGACGCATTTTCCTAAGAATGATGTGATGATCTGGGGTGATCCGGCTGGTGTTAAGCGCGATGAAATCTTTGAGGTGACGGCGTTTGACCATCTGAGGACGCTGGGGTTGAAGGCACAACCGACTGCATCGAATGATTTTATGGTGCGGCGTGAAGCTGGCGCAATGCCGATGAATAGATTGATTGACGGCAAGCCGGGGTTGATTGTGTCGAACAAATGCCACAAGACGCGCAAGTCATTGGCTGGTGGTTATCACTTTAAACGTGTCGCAATGGGCGGCGGTCAGGAACGGTTTAAGGATGCTCCGAATAAGAATGAGCATTCACACGTTGGTGATGCGTATGGGTATTTGATGTTGGGCGGTGGTGAACATCGTGCTATGACCAAGAACTATTTGGGCAAGTCGCAGTTCAAGCAGTCTGTGGCTAGTATGGATTTTGATGTTTTTTAAGGGAGATTGAGATGGCATCATTTAATTTCAATGGGTCTATTATTAAGCGGCAGGGCGAGTTTAGCGTTATCTTTGATGTGTCGGTAAAGATGGGGGTTGTTGTTAGGGCTAGCAACGTGGATGAAGCTGAAGAACTTGCGCTATACGCATTAGAGCAGGGCGACTATGAGCTGTTGGAGATTGGCGATATTCTGGACACTGAAATAGAAGAGGCGTAAAAAAATCCTCGGCATGAAGCCGAGGCAGTTTGGGAGGAGTAAAATATGTTCACCAACCAAGATAATCTAATTAGCGATATAGTCAATAGCCCAGACGTAAAATTTGTTAAGTTTCACTGGGCGCATCCGCTAAATGTCAAGTTGCGTTTTCATGCACAAAATTACTTTGACAATATACCGAACTACATTAATGTCTTGAAATTGTATTCTGCTGAGAAGTGGTCGCACACTGCGCTTTATAAGGGTGAGATGGCGCTATTCTTTGGTGTGTGTAAGTTGTGGCCGGGCGTGGCTGAGGCGTGGATGTTGACCACGCCGGTTGTTGAGGGTCACGGCGTTAAGATGTTGCGCGGCGCGATGCGTTACTTTGACAAGGCGATGCGCGAGATGAAATTGCATCGTATGCAGATAACTGTTAATGTAAATGATAGGGTTGCCATAAGGTATGCAAATGCGTTAAAATTCGAGCGCGAAGGTTTATTAACTGGTTATGGGCCAGATGGCTCAGATCATGAAATGTTAGCGAGGTATGGCTGATGTCATTTTTAAAAACGCCAAAACCACCAGCGCCTGATCCTGAGTTGAAGGCTGCTCAGGAAAGACAGGAAGCACGGCTAGAAGCTCAGGAAGAGCAGAAGATGCGAGCAATCGCATCTAGGCAACGCGCTCGCCGTGTCGGTGGTCAGCGCATGTTATTGTCGATGGAACGCGAAACGCCACAAACTGGCATACAAGATACGTTAGGATAAAGTTATGGGTGGCATCATAGGCAAAAAGAAATCAGCGCCAGCGCCAGTGGCAGAGGCAAAACCAGCCGTTACTGGCGCAACTAGAGAAGAGAAGCTAGCGGCATCACGCCGCCGAGCTGGTGGCGGTCGCGGTGACAATAGGCCGTTGATGAGTTTGGCTGATAGATTAGGGCCGGGCAGTGGGCCGGGTCGCAATGACTTAATGACTGCGAGAGCGGAAAAAGACAGGCTAGGAGGTTAACTATGCCAAAAGTTGTATCTAAAGACGGTAAGACACGCACATTTGCGTACACTAAATCAGGCATGAAGATGGCAAAAGAGTATGCCAAGCAAACTGGTGGCCGTGTCACCGGCATGTCTATGAAGACCAAGATGGCGAAGAAGAAGGGCGGCTATGGCGCGTAAGTTTGCCAAAGTGCCAAAGGATAAAAAGTCAGGCATACCCAAAAAGTATATAGCTGGCTCTAAAAATCCAGAGGCACGGCGCAAAGAAATACAGCGCACTAGGCGGCTGTACAAACGCGGCTTGCTTACGCCAGCTATGATGGACAAGATATCAAAGGAGAGATCGCGTGGTTAGTATTCCTGATAAGTTTGTAAAGCAGATTGGATCACGCGAAAAGGCGATGAAGATATATCGCCGTGGCCTTGGTGCTTACTATGGCTCTGGTAGTCGGCCAAAGGTATCAGCTCATCAATGGGCTATGGGTCGTGTTAGGTCTGCCGCTACAGGTAAAGGTGGCGCAAGAAAGGCTGATGCCGATATCTTGAAGGGCAAAAAGTAATGCCAGCTAAGAAGTACCAGAACCCGAAAGGTGGCCTAAATGAGGCAGGGCGCAAGTATTTTAAGCGCAAAGAGGGTTCTAATTTAAAGCGGCCGGTCAAGTCTGGTACTAACCCACGCCGCGTGTCTTTCGCCGCTAGGTTTGCTGGTATGGCTGGCCCTGAGAAGAAAGACGGCAAGCCAACACGGCTTGGTCTAGCATTACGCGCTTGGGGCTTTGGCTCTAAAGAAGCCGCCAGAAACTTTGCACAAAGGCATAAAAAATCATGATGGACGTACAACAGATTATCAAACGCTATGAGATGGCACAGCGCCGCAAAGATAACTGGCGGCAGATTTACGAAGATTGCTATGAGTTTGCGCTGCCACAGCGTAATCTATATGACGGTTATTATGAGGGCGGTGGGTCGCCCGGCCAAAACAAAATGGTGCGCGTGTTCGACAGCACCGCCATCAATTCTACCCAGCGGTTTGCCAATCGCATTCAATCTGGTTTGTTTCCACCATACGCTAGCTGGTGTCGCCTAGAACCCGGCGCAGATATACCAGAAGCCAGACGGCTAGAAGCGCAAGCCGCGCTCGATGTTTATGCTAATAAAATGTTTGCGTTGTTGCGCCAGACTAATTTTGATCTAGCGATGGGTGAGTTCCTGATGGACTTGGCAGTCGGTACTGCCGTTATGCTGATCCAGCCCGGCGATGAGGTCACGCCTATTAGGTTTACTGCCGTGCCGCAATATCTTGTGGCGATTGAAGAGGGCGCACACGGCAAGGTCGATAACATTTACCGCCGGATGCGTTTGAAAGCTGAGGCCATCAAACAACATTGGACTGACGCAGAGATATCAGAAAAGCTACAGCGGTTGATTGATGAACATCCGACCAATGAGATTGATCTGATGGAAGCTACAATGTATGACCCAGAGCAGGGTGATTACTGCTATTATGTGATCTGGCCGGAAGGCAAAGAAGAGTTGCTGATGCGCCGAATGAAATCCAGCCCTTGGGTTGTTGCACGTTATATGAAGGTAGCTGGCGAGGTTTATGGCCGTGGCCCATTGGTTACAGCTATTCCAGACATTAAGACGTTAAACAAGACGCTAGAGCTGTTGCTGAAAAATGCCAGCATTAGCATCGCCGGGGTATATACAGCGGCAGACGATGGTGTGCTGAACCCTCAAGCGGTAAGCATTCGCCCCGGCGCTATTATTCCTGTTGCGCGTAATGGCGGCCCACAAGGTGAAAGTTTACGTCCTCTGCCACGCACTGGCGACTTTAACGTCAGTCAGATCGTGATTAATGATCTGCGTATGAACATCAAAAAGATTATGATGGATGATACCCTGCCGCCTGACAACATGTCAGCTCGTTCAGCCACAGAGGTGTCGGCAAAGATGCAAGAGCTATCAACCAACTTAGGCAGTGCTTTTGGCAGGCTCATAAATGAGACAATGATACCGCTAGTGTCACGCATCCTATATGTGATGGATGAGCGCGGCTTGATTGAGATGCCGCTGAAAGTGAATGGTTTAGAGGTAAAGGTTACACCTGTCAGCCCGATTGCTCAGGCTCAGAACCTTGGCGACATTGAGAAGATTATGCAGTGGGTTCAGCTCTCATCGAGCTTAGGCCCTGATGGCCAGCTCGCTGTTCGCACCACTGCTATACCAGACTATGTGGCTG